CTGTAAAAACAAAATTGCTCGTGATAGTTCGACATATAAGTTCAGCGAAGTCAATTTAGCTGAAAATGCAGAATTTTATGATCCTGTGTTTCAGTTACAATCAATTACTCAACGAGTGCATGATGCATATGTAACTGAAACTAAAGCAAACTTTTTACCAACAGAACATGGCTATGAACAGTTCCGTATGAAAAAGTATGAGGCTAACGGTTCAGACCATTTTGATTGGCATACTGATGTCGGTGACTATGCATCGGCTAAACGTTACCTAGTCATGTTTTATTATTTGAACAATGTCGACAAAGGTGGTGAAACACTTTTTGCATTAGGAGAAGAGGAATACAGAGTAAGTCCTAAAGCTGGTCGTGTAGTTTGCTTCCCTCCAAACTTTATGTTTCCTCATAAAGGTACCATGCCAGTTTCAGGACCAAAATACATCATTTCGACATATGGACATTACCTCTGATAATTGATTGACAACATATCAGAACAGCAACACATCAAAGGCCTTTTATGGGTCTTTTTTGTTTTCTGCAGCAAATTGTACTAGTAAACTGATAAAAAGCCTCTATGGGCCTTAAAACATGTGTTGTATTTATGCAACAATATGAAAAAAGTTGTTGACAGATCTTTAAATACCCGTTACAATTACTATATTGAATAAGGAAATGTAAATGATCGGAACATATGAACGCACGGCTAACAGACTGTTGAAAGGTCAGCCACGCCCTAAACCAGTTTGCAGGCTAGTCAATGGCAAGTTTGTGATAGGTACACGGAGTCTGCATCGTACTCAACAAGGCTGCCGCTGGAGAATGTTCTGGAGAATCAAACAAATCGGCAGATAGAGATGCCGAACCTACTATAAGCAGCTAACAAAGGAAATATACCATGAAATATAAAATCACTACAGAAAGCAGCATTGAATATGTTGGATCAGTCACTGTTAATGTTGCAAGTTTTAATGAGGCAGTCAAATATGCTGAGTGGTTTTATGGTGACTCATCTAAAGTAAATATTGAATGTGTTGCAGAAATACAACAGTCGTGAAAAAAGTTGTTGACAGATCTTCAAGTACCGTTTATAATTGTTTATTGAATAAGGAAATACATTATGACTAGACTTACAACATCCATCATTAAAAACATTCGTACTGGGTTATTCACTAATACTGAAATCAACAGTCTTATTGATGCCGTAAAATTTGCACGTACACGTACACATAAAGTCGCTATCAGTGCTTTGGCAATTGGCGACAGAGTAAGTTTTTTATCAAATAAAACTGGGCCTTTGACTGGTGCTGTTGTCAAAATTGACATTAAGTATGTGACAGTAAAAGTTGATGGTTTTCATGCTTTAAGAATTCCTGCTGCTATGTTAACAAAGGTATAATTATGTATGTAACAGAAGTTCGCTTCATTCACAGCGGACAACTTATCATAGATAATACATGGGAAACTATGTCTGACGCAATTCATTATATGAACGAATATAATCGATCACTTATGTTCTCTAATAAAATTACAATTGCTTCTCTTAAGGAATCAGAATATGTCTTATCCTAATATGTCATACTGTATGTGTGAAAATACTCTGGGCGCAATGAATCAGATTATAGATGCTATGAATGAAGAAGGCCCTAGGTTTTTAGCAGAACTAAGTAGAACTGAACGTCGTTCTTTTCAAGAACTGTTTCATGCTTGTCAAAATTTTATGATTACAGCAGAAGAGCTTAAAGATGAACGTGATGAAATTCACCGCAATACAATAGAGTAGTATATGAATAACTTTGATAGCATTAACGAAATGATCGACCGCGTACGTAATGACGTGCATGATTATGTCTATCTTAGCGGTAAAATGAAACGTGTTAGTTCAGCAGACTTAGGTCTTGATGCACGTGCAGCATATAGTCTTTTTATTGAAGATGACTATATTGCAGTCACAAATGCAGGTAAAGATTCATTGAACTATTATGGCGGTTTTGAATATATCGACAAAGACTTTGTGACTGTCATTGGAGAATTTACATTTTATTCTGCAGAGCATGAACGTGTTCGTGACTGTCTTGATCATTACATTATGATAGAAACCGAATAATGTTAAGAAAAACTCTATCAATAACTGGTAGAATTTATGCCCGTAGACGAGCTTTTGAATCAGAGCCTTTGTCAATATATGGTTCAGCTAGGAAAAGCCCTCTACAGGCCTCTAAAACTGTTGCATTTTTACAACAAATACAAAAAAGACCTTGACATTAGTCAAAATATAGATTATAATTGAATAGTACATAACTATTGGAGCCATTATGGAAGACCGTTTAGCCCTTATTCGTGCAGCCGCCGAAAAGACTACATTCAAGCGCAAGTTACAAACCAAAAGCAAAAAGCTAGTGCGTAACCGTCGTGCCGCTAAAAAATCTGTTGATGATACTGATTCATTTGACGAATCATCTATGTATGATGATGACAAAGCAGTTCGTAAAATCTTTGAAGATTCTGGAGTAGTTGACACATTCAATTACACAACTAAACTTGACAATGTCTGGAACTAATCAATGAGCATGCATCTAATCAAAGGCGTACAAGTACATGGGCGTACTAAGCAAAAGCCCATTAATGCATCTGAGTTCGAGGCCGAGTTTCGCGAGTACAATAAGGAAGCTCGCAGGAACAACGTCCCACAAATGCAGTTTAAAACCCTTGAAGATTATGTTGCATATAGATCTGGTACTGGCAAAAAGTCAAAGGATAAACCATTTGTGCATATTAGCGCAAAGACGCTAAGTAATAATAAGTTAGATAAAATAATTGTTTACAATTCAAACAAAATGAATTATAATAGTTCTGACAGTACAATAAAGACGGACACACAACACTATTCTGGTAATTACATAATTGGTATTGCAACCATGCATAAATCTAATCTTGTGCCAGTTACACGTGACGGTGATCCGAAAGAATATTCAACCATGAGGAGAAGTTAATTATGACCCGCGAAGAAATGATAGCTACACTACAATCAAGTGTCTGCAATGTAGTCTTTTCTAAAGTAGATGGTACTACACGCAATATGAGATGTACTCAAGTACATGATCTTATACAATCAAATCATCAGCCTAAACCGCCTGAAGAAGGCGCAACAGAGCGCGTACAATCAACAGAAACAATCCGCGTATTCGATTTAACGGTTGTAGGTTGGCGCTCTTTTAGAGTGGATTCTGTGACATCGTTTTCGGTAGAATAAGCTATGGCATTATCCGTTAAAGTACCACGCAAAAAGAAAGCATTACCTAAACGTACAAAGTTTGGACTCCCAGGTTGTCCTACTGACAAAGGGTTTAAGGCCTGTAAGTATTACTTTCACTTTGATGTTGATAAGAAAATTCTATCTGAAATTTGTAAGAGCTTCATTAAGACAGAGTTTACTCGTGACGAAGCTCGTCTTATATTGTCTAATCCTGAATATCACTTCAGTATTTACACACACCTTATTGCGGCTATCTATTGGAATTTGATTGGCCAAGAATTTGATGCAGAAAGCGCTCCATACTTTAAAGGCGCAAAGGCATATTACCGAAACCTTATTAGTAGCGCTACTACTGATGACAGTCCTAAACCTGTCAATGCAGCAATCAATCCACAGGAACTGCTGGCACGTAAGGTTCAATCAACAGTTATGATTGACATTGACACACTAGAAGATAGCTGGATAGCTGGCGAAAAGACTGATGCTCTGAAGTTATATGAACTGTTTAAGTCATATGAGCTTAAAGGTATGGCGGTTCCATTAGTTCGTAAACGTCTTGAACGTTGGTTTACTGACTATGACGGTGCAGTCAATAAGACATGTGATCAGATAGTCGAAGGCTATTCGCACATACCTAAGCTTGAACTAAAGCGTAGACTTAATGTGGTCAATGCAATGATATCTGACCTCGACAAAATTAAGGCAGCAACAAAAGCAGTACGTCAAGTTAGAGTACCTAAGGCTCGTGCAGCAGATAAACAAATTCAGAAACTACAGTATGCAAAGGAATCGCCTGAATATAAATTAATGTCAGTCAATCCTGTTCAACTTCCAGGAGCATATCGGTTAATCACATTCAATACAAAGACTCGTGCACTGACCGAATATGTTTCATCATCTACATCTGGGTTCGAAGTCAAAGGCACTACGATTAGTAATATTGATTCTACACAGTCTAGGTCTGTTCGCCTTCGTAAACCAGAAGACTTTATTAAAATTGCTCTGACTAAAACACCAAAGCAAATTGATAATGAATGGTCAAAGCTTACCACAAAGACTACGGAAAATCCTAATGGTCGTATCAATGTCGATACAATCTTACTCAGAATAATGGACAAATAATTAATGAATATTGAAACAGATTTTAAACATGAGATATTGACAAAGAAATCATTTTCTGCATTGATAGAAGAAAAGGCAGTAGAACTAAAGCTTAACTATATTGATACAGTCTTAGCAATTTGTGAGGAACGAGATCTTGATCCACAAGATGTATCTAGTCTGATAAGTAATATCATCAAGACAAAGATTGAGGCCGAAGCAATATCTTTAAACAAAATTAAAGGAGGCAATACGTTACCGTTATGAGACTAGAAGCATACGATGCATTCAGATACTATATGGCAATCAAGATGCATTTTGAATCTGAAAAGTATGACTGTATTCGATATAACTATAAGACATCTGTTAACCAAAAGTCTTTTTGGAAACGTAAGGACAAGTATCACTTTAATAAAATAGCAAACAAGTTCAATGAACCTCGTGAACTGATTGATTTCTTTATCTCTTACTTTATTACTGATGCAAAATGGGTCGGCGATATGATTACTAATGAAGAGATATGGACTAAATGGCAACGGCGTAATCAATCATTGACATATACGTTTGAAGAAGATATAAATAAACTCGCAGATAAAGAAACAAACTTTGATGATCTCTTTACTGCGGCACACTCGCCATATCCTAATATAGTATATTACTATCTTCAGGAAGAGGTGTGTATTGAAACCGTTGTGATATTAAATAAATTAACAAACTTTATGCAACGTGCACGGGTGAAAGATGTCATTGTATGGCCAGAGATATCTCAGAGAATTAATAAGTATTCTGTTTTCATCAACCCTGATTTAGAAAAAATGAAAAAAATCGTGCTTAGGGTATTTACATCATGAACAAACTGTGTTATAATAATAATTACATTATGAAATATGTGGACACTTCAGAGTTTTACATCAACAAAAGGAAAATACAATGTCATTCGCAAATTTAAAAAAGAATCGTTCAAGCGCTATCGATAAATTAAAATCAGCCGCAGATAAAGTAGGTAGTGGCGGTGCAGAACGCGCAGACACTACTAATCAATGGAAAGCTACGGTAGACAAAGCAGGTAATGGTTATGCCGTTATTCGTTTCTTACCAGCGCCAGAAGGCGAAGATCTTCCCTGGGTTCGCTATTGGGATCATGGCTTCAAAGGTTCTACTGGTCGTTGGTATATCGAAAAGTCATTGACATCGATTGGTCAATCAGATCCTGTATCAGAAATTAATTCTGTATTATGGAACAGCGGTCGTGAAGAAGATAAGCAGATTGCTCGTGATCGTAAACGCCGCTTGCATTATGTATCAAATATTTTGGTTATTGCTGATCCTAGCAATCCAGAAAACGAAGGTAAAGTATTCTTGTACCAGTATGGTAAAAAGATCTTTGATAAAATTACTGACCTTATGACACCACAGTTTCAAGATGAGGCACCAGTTAATCCATTTGATTTTTGGGAAGGCGCAAACTTCAAGTTAAAGATTCGTCAGGTAGAAGGCTATCGTAACTATGATAAGTCTGAATTTGATTCTGCTAAACCATTGTCTGCAGATGAGTCAGAACTCGAAACCGTATATAACAAACTTCATTCACTTAAAGAGTTTACCGATGCTTCTTCATACAAATCGTATGGCGAACTAAAGGCTAAGTTGGCTCAGGTAATTGGTTCTGAAGGTATGGCAATGACTACTGCAGAAGCTATCTCACTTGATGAGACTGAAGATGCTCCGGCCCCACAACGTCAGTCTACTGCTAGTACTTTTGAATCACGTGCACCAGTTAAAGCGGCTGCCGCAGCTGTTGTTACAGAGGATAGCAGTTCTGATGATGACGATACCATGTCATACTTTGCTAAACTTGCTGCACAAGGATAAACATCTTGTAGTGTAAAGTAAAAAGGGAGAACATTGTGTTCTCCCTTTGTTATTAGTAAGACCAGATTAAATCTGATACATTACTTGGTCGTTTCCCTGGTGACGGTGCAGGTTTAACCACAGTTGTATTTGAATTGTTAACATTATTGACAGTATTCGAACTTACATTATTTGTGCTGTTACCAGATCTAGATGCAGCATCAGCCTGAGCCTTTAACTGATCACCTTCTTGTTTAGCAAGATTCATTTGTGATCCTAATTGCTCTGCACGTTTATACTCTGGTTGTTGAACAACTAATTTAGAACTATCTGCTTGCTTCTTATATTGAGCTTCTACTTCTGGTGTGTAACCAGCATATCCCATAGACTTACTTGATGCTATTGATGACATTTGCTTTTTGCTAAGTTCTTGCCCAGGAATAACTGGTTCATTAGCAATGATTGTTCCTTTAAATCCTTTTAGTATATTTTCGTTTTCCTTCTCACGCCGTTGACGTTTAGCTGCTCTATTTACTTGTGAAGGAGACTTCATATACTCTTCTTCAGAAACTTCTTTACCATTTATTTTATAAGTTGCTGGTTTACCACTAATATTTTTATTAGGTTGTTGTACTGCTGGTTCTTGAACAGGTGGCGCTGGAATATCTGTACCATCAGAATTGATACCTACAAATTTATATACTGCATCTGGTATTGCTTTAGCCGCTAAGTTATTTACAGAATACCAAGGTTTATTTTTGTCTGCTATAGGAAGTGAATTCTTAAGAATCGATTTTATAAATGAGTTGACGTCAGAAACCGCTGTTGTTATTGAATTACCTACAGCTTTAAATGATTCAATAATACCAGTAAATATGTCGTCAACGAAACCAAATATGCTATTAACGAATTCTTTAAATAAATCATTAAAGCTAAATGAGTCTAAGAACTTTTCTGCTTTCTCAAAACCAAGTGCTCCTAGTACCCATGATGTAAGATCTTTAACAATATCAAGGAACCCGCCAATAAATCCTTCAAAGAATCCAGTGATAGCACCTTTGAACAAACCAATTATTCCTTCTGCTTTAAATCCTTCAATTGCTCCCATAATTGTAGTAAATATTGTAATGATAGGAGTAAATATTTTTGATACCACTTTTAATACACCGCCAAATACCTTACTAAATGTAGAAGAAAATTTACTTACGCTTTCATTAACTTTAGCAACTTTTTCTCCCATACCCATTGCAGTCTTTACGAATTCTGAAATACCATTAAAGACTCTAGTAACCCCTGATATTGCATTGCTTAATATTTGGCTTATTGAAGTTACTGATTTAACAAATAAATTGACAACCTTACCAACAGCAGTTGATGCAGCTACTGCAGAAGTTAATGAACTAGTAATTTTAGTTATGCCACTAGTAAACTTAAGAAATAAATTAACAACATTACCAACAGCAGTTGATGCAGTTATTGCTTTAGTTAATGAACTAGCAAGTTTAGTTATGCCGCTAGTAAACTCAATAAACAAATTTACAGCCTTACCAATAACAGCACTAGATAAAATATTTGGGGTAAAGAAATTTAATAATGAAACTATGCCTTTTCCTATTAGCTTTAAGTTATTAATGTAACCACTAATAATACCAGCAGCAGATCCTAAAGCAACTGCAGCAATACCAGCAAAGGCTCCTAAAGACTTTAAGTTTCCAAGAAACAACAACATATTACTAGAATCTTGTTGAGCTTGAGAGGGCGGCCCAACCATTGTATTTTTTTTCATAGCATCAAGCATATCTTTGTTATACTCTGCTAGTTCACGATCCTTTTCGATCTGAAGTAATGAATTTCCTTTTAAGAATTCGGTTAGCTCAAAGAATCCTTTTTCAAATGTCTCGATAGACAATAGTTGATAGTCAAGACTATCAACCGTAAGATCTTTAATTGTCTTAAGTTTTTTATTCGATTCTTTAAGTTCGCTATTAACGCTATCTAATGTGACCGCTGTTGCCATTGCTGTTCCTGTGTTAACGTCTGGATTTTATCTTTTCATTTTCTTCTTTGATATGTTCCACTAACATAGTTACATATACCTCCCTTTCCCAAGGAATCATTTCATTTAATTCTGCTAGACTATACTTATGATGTTGTACTAAAGCAAAATTTATTTTGTAATGATTCACTAGCGTATCATGAGAAAGGGCTATCCGAAAAAATTACCTAGACCTTTTATTTCTATATCGTTATGTGTCTTACAGTTTGTACAATCAAAGACTGCATTGATTTTAGCAGTAGGCATGTTTTCTACAAACGTCTTTACTTCATTGAACTGATCTGAATTTAATGATTCAATAAACTCTTGTAGTTCTTTACTACTCTGTTCTTTAGCATCAAATACTTCATCATTAGAATATATTGATTCAATACAAACAGTTATTAACTTAAACATTGTATTAATGCTGTTATCGCCTTCTGCTTCAATATCAATTAGTTCATTGACCGTAGGATACTTCATATTGATGCCTACGGTATTTGTTAATTTAATTCGGCGTGATGCAACTTCTTTAGGCACATCAATTGTCAATTTTTCGATGTTAACATTAATTACATTGCGTGTCTCACAACTCGTACAAGGAACACTGATCTCTGTGGTTTCACCTACGGACTTTGCACGCAATTTCATAAATAAGAATTCAAGATCGAACATTGTAATTAAATTTACATCTACACTACCTTCTGTACATGCTGTTATAACATCTTTAAGAGCTCGAACCATTTGTGTCTGCTCATTTGATTCAAGAGCTAACATTAAAATCTTTTCTTCTTTAACAAGGTAAGGACGGTAAATTACTTTCTTACCAGTTGATGGTAACTTAGTTTCATATCGCGGTATGTCAAGTTTAGGTAATGCCATTGTTTAATTCTCCAATAATAATAAAATTATATTTATAGTGCTCTGTTTAAAACGGGCTGTTTACACTTTCTGTTACTGCCCAGTTATCATATACAAATGTTGCATTACATTTTAGTATAGCGTTTTCATTTGCATCGCCTAGCTCTATTGAATTAAGCGTGACTGGATATGCATTATATAAAGTAATGCTTTTCATAATAACATCATTAGTATCTAAATGTTGTATTTCAATATCACGTGCATATTGGCTCTTTAGGTTAACCGTATAGTTGCCTTGGACGGAATCAATAAAACTGATGGTAGAGTTTTGCCAAAACTTTAAATGATTCCATACATACCAGTCATTAGTCAATGTAAAAGATATGACTACGTCTTCATTTGCAAATGCATAGGGCCGTTTGACTGCCTTCATGTCAGTCATAACATCGGCAGTTAATATTTGTCGCCCAGGTAATACGACTGAATCACAAAGCACATTTAATTTTTCGGCATCACCACTTCTAAATAATACTTTATATCGATTAGCTCTGGCCACGCCTTTACTACCACTTATTTGCGACAATAGCTTTGATATATACGGCAGACTCATGATCGGTATATCCTTTTTGATTCGTTCCAGACTTTAGTCTTTGTTGAACCTTTGAACTGTTCTGTTGGTAAGAATAGAGCAATGTCCCATTCTGATGCAGGTATCAATACCACGCGTGAACGAAGATGCTTTGTCAAGTAATGTTTAAAGCATGGTTTAAATTCTCGATATTCTTTTGCTTTAGACAATATTTCATAATTGATTTTAAGTTTTGTATTATAATTGTATCTACGATTTGTTGCTACATCCATTAGACTATCCATTAACTTTGCACGAGTCATAGGATGAAGGTAATGAAGGTTCAATCCATAGAAACCGTTTTCTGCTGGACTTACCATTAGTGTCAATGGGAAACGGTCATAGTATGGTAATGTGTCTTTATGCTTAGGATCATAGAAGTAATGATATAATCTTCCTGGGAGAGGACGAGCTTTTTCTTCTAGTGCTAAGTCAGTCAGCAAATTTCGTCTGTTGATGTTACGGAGATCACGCGCCTTTTCCATAAACCACTGACGTGATTCTGTCGTGCGTGCCGCTATACCAGAACGAGCTACCTCGTCCTGCAGTTGTCTGAATAGTGATTTTTCTAATTGTTTCATATTGTTATTTATATAAATTATTTTAAGATTTTAATACCCATTGCTTTAAGAGTATCTTCAGTCCATATGACAAACTTCCAGCC